TTGATAAAATTAGAAAAAATATTATTTGCACCACTGATATCACCATTTGCACCAGATGTTGAGAATCCATTAGCTGTTATGGTGACAATTGTGTTTCCACTAACATTGGCTATTATATTTCCATTTGCTGTTGGAATGACAATATTGCTACTTCCGTTTGCTATAGAAGAAGATGGAGCATTCGCAGTGTATTGTACTGTACCATCAGCAAAAGTTAATCCGTTTGATGATGGTCCTGTGATTCTGATTGCACCAGAAAATAAGTTTCCTCTAGTGGCGATACCACCAGTTGAAATTATTGCACCAGTTGTATTTGACGTTGTTGCTGCGTTTGATGTGAACAGTGTTGGTTGAGAGAACGTTACAAAACCAGAGTTGAAAACGTTACCGGTACTTGTTGTGTTACCAACCTGAAAATCGCCGTCTACAGTGAATATGCCACCAACAAACAAGTTGCCCGCTATACCTACACCACCCCTAACAATTAATGCACCTGTGCTGTTTGATGTGGTTGGTCTGGTGTTTTGTATAATCATTGTCGATGTTGTGGACAATGTTAGGTTACCAGTTACTGTACCACCAGTTGTAGGTAGTGCTGCGTTTGCTGTCGTTCTCGCAAATGAATCTATTCCGTTTACTGTCTGACCAACCCAATGACCAGTAGAATTGACAACCGGAATATTTGTGCCAACAGCAAGAAATTCTCCAGCCCAAACGTTACCAGTGGCTCTGAATGTATTATTCGCAGCATACATTAAGAAATCATTGCTAGAATAGTGTAATGTATCGCTGCCGGTAATTGTTGTGTCGGTAACAATGGGGAAATAAGTACCTGTTGTTACATTAGTGATTCTTGCATTGATTGCAACATTAGCTGTATTAGCACTTCCAGCTGAACCAGCCGATATGGTTTGACCAACCCAATGACCAGTCGAATTGACAACGGGTATATTTGAACCAACAGCAAGAAATTCTCCAGCCCAAACGTTACCAGTGGCTCTGAATGTATTATTCGCAGCATACATTAAGAAGTCACCACTTGAATAATGGAATGTGTCGGCACCTGTAATTGTTGTGTCCGTAACAATTGGGAAATAAGTTCCTGTTGTTACGTTTGTTACTCTTGCGAATATGGACACGTTTGCTGTTGCAGCACTATTTGCTGTATTCGCATTTATACCAGTTGCACTATTTAATCTTGTACCATCATAGAAGATAAGTGAGTTTGCAACTATTTCATTTGATATGTTTGCATTTGGAACATACAAAGTATTGTTTGATAAACTAAACTCAGCATTTGAGTTAGATAGGAAACCAGTACCATTTGCAACAATTAAAGTGTTGGCTCTGAAACCACCTAATACAGAATTTGCTCTATTGAAAGCCGCATTGGCTTGTATGAATGCTCCGTTAGCATATAAAGAAGCACCAGCCGCATTATTGGTTGCGGTATTTGCTTGTGTATATGCTGAGTTTGCGTATGATCCAGCTGTTACTGCTTTGGAGTCTGCTGTTGATGCATTGGTTGTGGCAGTATTGGCTTGTGTATATGCTGAGTTTGCGTATGATCCGGTAGTATTTTGAGAAGCGTAAGCAGCATTTGCCTGAACGAAAGCAGCATTTGCAGTAGTTCTTGCTACAGAATCTGTTGAAGAACCACCAGTGTTTGCTGCATTGAATGCTGCATTGGCGTGTGTGTAAGCAGCATTTGCAGTAGTTCTTGCTACAGAATCTGTTGAAGATCCACCAGTGTTTGCTGCATTGAATGCTGCATTGGCGTGTGTGTAAGCAGCATTTGCCTGTGCAAATGCACCGTTAGCATATATTCCACCTGAAGTTGAACCACCAGATGTGGCCGAAATAACAATTGTTTTTGTTGCAGTATTTGTATTGATACTGATGTTATCACCAGCAACAAAAGAAAGAGTATCTGAAACACCAGTAGCAAGTATCAGTGAGTTATTTGCATTGATGGTGTCGAATGAAAACTGGTTGGAAATGTAAGATGTTCCACCCAATGAATTCTTATAATATAGTTTACCATCGGCGTAGTTAATGGCAACCTCACCAAAGGATAAACCTGTTGGTGTGTTACCTGTTGCGCCTGATTTTTTTAACTGTATTGATGTGTTTGACATTTACTTAAAACGATCCGCCATCTTTGATTGGGCTATTTAATTCGCCAGAATCGATTACCATTTCTGGTTCTATCTGTTTATTTAGCTCATCAATTTTTTTTCTTTTGGCAGGAGGTAATTGTAAATAGTCAATTTTATCAGTTAATTCATTAACTTGTTTATCATGTTTTTCATTTAAACGCACAATATCTTTATTATGTTGTTCAGTTAATGTGGAAATTTTTCCCGCATTTTCTGATACTAGAGAATTAATTTTTGTTTCTAGTTCACTACGAACTCTATTAGTCTCTTCTCTAGCCTTGTTCAATTCAGCTGCATTTTCCGATACTAAAGAGTTGACTTTTGTTTCCAGTTCAGTACGAACTCTATTAGTCTCTTCTCTAGCCTTGATCAATTCGGATTTAAAAGTTTCAACATGAGTCGATTGATTTTTAATACTGTCATAATCACGGTATTTTGTTATCAATTGATCTATGTCATTTCTTAAGTTAGTTGCAGTTTTTTCACTTTCGACCAACTTATTTTTCAAATCTTGAACCAAAGCACTTTCATTTGACGTATTAATGTTTTTCAAATCTTGAACAGATTTTTGTAAATCGGCATTCAACTTTGTTAATGCATCAATCTTTTCACTTTGTTCTTTGATAACATCATCAGTAACTTTTGCGTTTGCTTGCATTGAGACATTTCGAATAACACAATCTGTTACTGTGCTTGTCAATGTCTCAATGTAATAATTTAAATATTTTTCATTTCCCATTTCAAACTCCTATCATAAAGAAACATACATTATATAGTCAAATTAGAATTGACCTCCGTCTAGTGCAGAAGACCAAACTGGAACACCAGCATTGGTTACTGTCAGAATTTGGTTAGACCATGTTTGATCTGATGTACCAGCAGCCGCAGTGACTTGTAATGCACCAGTTCCATTGCCGTATACGATACCGCTTGTGGTGAATGTGGATGCACCTGTACCGCCTTGTGAAACAGTCAGACCGGAAATGTCTGCGAATGTTGCGGCAGTTACACGACCATATGCATCAACTGTCAGTGAAGTGACTGTCTTTGCTGCACCAGCAGAACCTGTTGCTGTGTATGTTGAGTTTGCAAGTTCACTGATTGCACCAGAACCGTTACCAACAAGCAGAGCACCACTTGTGAATGACGATGCACCAGTACCGCCTCTTGAAACACCTAATGTTCCGCTAGTAATCTGATCTGCACCTAGAGCAATTGCTGAAGATGTTAATGCACTAACACGACCATAAGCATCTACAGTAATTGCGGAAACTGTATTTGCGGTTGTTAACGTACCTGTTTGAGTGTATGTTACGTTAGCAATTTGTTTCAGGCCGTTGGTGCCATCACCAACAACAATTTGACCAGCATTGAATGTGTTAACACCAGTACCACCTTGTGCAACAGTTAATCCAGAGATTGCTTCGAATGTTGCTGCCGTTGTTCTGCCATATGCATCAACTGTCAGTGAAGATAATGTATTATTGGCTGCACCTGTACCTGTTGGGGTATATGTACTATTTGCTAGTGTTGTCAATGCGCCTGAACCAGCACCAACCAGAATTGCACCGTTAGTGAAGGAACTTGCACCTGTACCGCCGTTAGGAACAGTCAGGTCATTTGTTAATGACAAAGTAGTTACATTCAGTGTGCTGACTTGTAATGTCTCAACGTTTGCATATTGAGAAATTAAGTTTGCACGTAAGTTTGCAACGCGGAAACTAGAATCACCAATATCAAGAACGTTATTAGCATGACCTCCAGTGTAATTATCGAAAACATAGAAATCTTTTGTGCCCGCATGTCTGAACACACCAGCGTGTCTTATGGTTCCATCACTATAGTTACCAGAAAAACCAATATCTACGGTATCCGATATGTTGTTGTTAGCCGCCAAGAAAATTAACGGGTCAGCAATGTTTAGTGTTTCAACGTTAATGACTGTTTCTGTACCAAGAACAACCAAGTTTCCGCTGATTTCTACGTTACCATCAATAATCTGTCTTTGAATCGCAGTGTTTGTTCTCAGTACCGTTCCATTATCGACCGCGATTGTAACTTTATTGTTCGAAACGGCTGTTATTACACCAGAACCACCTTCAAAATCTAGTGTGTCTGTTGCAAGATTAACTGTATCTGTACCAGTATCACCTTGAATATTTAAAGATGTTGCGATGGTTGCGGAGTTTGCAATGGCCATAACACGACCGTTTGCAGCAACAGTAACAATAGGTACTGTTGTGGTACCACCATATGTGCCGGCAGATAAACCAGAGACTGTTGATAGAGATGCACTTAATGTTGCGTTTGCAGTACCGTTATACAGTTGTGCAGTTGCAACTACATCACCACCAGAGATATTAATATATCTATCTGTCTGGAATTGTGTTGCAGAGTTCGCATTACCTTCAATTGTTGCATTGATCGATGTTGCGGTAATGGTACCGAACGCTGCGTTACCGTTTGAATCACGGCGAACAATTGCTCCACCAGTGTTTATATTGGTTGCAGAATCAATTTGTGAGGTGTAAAATTGACCACCAACATTGACTACACCGGTGCCAGCTGGCGAACCGATAAAAATCGTATTTGATAGGTATGAGTACGCTAATTCACCTGAGGCCAAACTCCCTGGTGTTCCTGTTGTGGTTGAGCGTTTAATTCTAATCGAGGTGTTTGCCATTATTATTTTCCTTTTTGTTGTTTTTTGTAACAATCCTACGGTCTATTTATTAAAATTCGCCACCGTCAGCATTTAAAGTTTCAATTGACGTATTTGCGACTGCAACAGTAACGTTTTGTGCAAAACTTGAACCACCAATCAATATAACTTGACCGGTATTTGAACCAATATACAGTGCGTTTGCGAGAAAAGAATATGCCAATTCACCATCCGCCAAAGTTGTTGGCGCAACGTTTGAATATGACCTTAAAATCTGTATTACGGTATTAGCCATTTAAAAAAATCCTGCGTCACCACCGGTGAATTGTAAATATGTTGCGGTGTTTGCAATAATACTTTGTACATTTGTGTTTGCGGGTATTTCTCCACCCACAGTTTGCACTGGAGCAAAACCTCCTTGCGGAGTTATTAAAATTGCAATTGGATTTGGAAATTCGGCTGTTGGAGCTGCACTAAATGATAATGTACCATTTGCTGCGTCAGCTTTTAACTGTGTTCCGTCCATATCAATGGTATTACCGGACAAATAAATACTTCTAAATCTTTGTGTTCTACTACCAAGATCGAAAGCTCTTGTAGATGTTGGTAACAATGCGCCTGTAACTGGTGTCGCCGAGCCAATTCTTCTTGCACTGAATATTTGTGTGTTCGCATTATAGACAAGCACATCACCGGTGGCTGCACCGGTCATGTCAACGTCTGGAGAGTCCTTTATCGACTTTGTTGCATAATTGATAGTGCTGACTTTAGTCTGTTGACTATCAATCTTTACTTTTATTACTGAAGGTTGTGAGACAGTTACTGTAGGCATTTCTATCCTTTAAAATTTAGTAACTTGTGGCACAATATTAACGATTCCTTCCAGAACTCTAGTGGTATTGTTACTAGAATTTTTAATTAAAACGTCATAGACATATCTTCCAGCAGATATGTTTGCTGTATTTGCTGCACTTATAGACATGCTTAACACACCATTCACTGGTGTGGGAATGGTTATGACGAATTGAGCTGCCGAGGTACTTGAATAGTATGACTTCTTTATCTGACTTTTTGCTTGATAACCAGTTAAATCGAAAGGTTCGTTGTCTGCATCATCCAAGGTGATAGAAGTCGAGAAGTCGGCGCCTTGCTCAATGAATAATTCTTGATATCCTGCTGCCATGGGTTATTTCTACCTTTTATTATTATATCGGTATTTATCATGTCTGAAAGACACTAAAATATTTAGGACATTTTGGACTTATCGTCACTCATTTGTATAGAGGAACAGATCAACTGGCATAGCTATTCTGATGTTTCCCCTATAAGTTTCAACAAAATGATATAGAAAACTTGGAAAAACCACGGCATCACCACTCTTTGGTGTGAAAGATAGATTATCAAACCACTTTGAGAATTGATTATCATAACCTCTATTTGAGTTCTGTCTCGGATCTGTGAAGTAAATATCACCACCAACATCTATCTCTTCACACAAGATATAAAAGATGGATGATACTGCCGCACCCTTATGGTTGTGGAAATTTGAGGCGTAGTTTTTTCCGGAACCAGTCAACCAGCCTTTTAGATTGTGACTTTTCCAATCTGAGATTTCTTTTCCCAAACTCTCTTTCAGAAATGTATCAAAAAGTGATAACACAACTTCATCAGTAAACTTACAAATAATATCCGATTCATCGTCGAATATGTTTATGTTACTTAAATCACCTGAAGAATTGAACATGTCATATTTGGTTAAAAAATGACTGAGAAGATTATTTCTTATTTCTTCCGAAAAATCCGTTTTCAGAAATGGTGTTGGCCACAAATTCTGAATCATAACATGAACTCTTCCATAAAATACTTTTTCACATCTGGCACCAAACCCTTTTCTTCAAAGTTCCAGTGATTGATCTTACTCAGAATTTCATCATATGTTTTTTGATCCAGTTCGTAATTTTTATAGTATGGGTCGTTGTCGAAAAGAAGAGACTGTTCTTTCAAATATTCTAGTGGTTCTCCACCAAAATATTCAGACAACCATCGTGCATAACATATGCCGACCATGTAACTTTTGGCTGGATATATCCATCCTATGTTACGATCATTGAAATAACGAACAGCATTACCAATAATATCATCTGACATTTCAACCGATTTGGTTTTCAGATCATCATCGAAATCGGTGTTGAGTCTATGATAAATTTCTTGTCTAATTTTCCAGTCTTTCACGATACCACTCTATTAAAAATTTATAACCATTGCAACTATTATTTAGATCCTTGACGTAACGATAGTGTTCTGTCAGGCATTTACCATAAAACTCACAACTTCTACAGATATCACTAACGTTGTTTCGTTTTTCTTTTTGTGTCCATTTAAGGTAGTCTTCCCAACTATCCAGTTCCAAAAAATATTCATTGTCATTTAAATCGAATTCCAGTACAGCAAATTTACCATTTGGTGTGATGTAGATGTGGTCATCACTGAATGCATTTCGGTTACCATTCAGAACATCTTCAATATAATATTCGTTAATGAATTCAAAGTTTTTTTGTAACGGGCTTTCGATCCACTTTTTAACAAACTCCTCAAAGTCTTTGTGTGTGACGGGATGTTGATTTGCCTGGTTGGTGCTGTAAGGTTTTATTTCCACACTTCTCACACTACTACACATGTTCATCGATAATATAAAATCATCTACATCCATCTGTAATACTTTGGGGCTAGCCAAGACCAGTACGGCTATGGGTACTGGGCTCATCAACATGTTCTGATAAACTCTGTCTGACTTTTCTCTGGCTACCCAATCGTAACTAACACTCAGGTAGAAATCATCTTCATAAAAACCTTCATGCAACATTGAATAGTTGGTATTGATATTGATTTTGCCACTATAGTGTTTGCGAATCGTGTCTCTCAATCCATAAAAGTAGTCTTTCTTTAATGTACCAATTTCACCACCATACAAATCAACATGTTCTATGTTTGGTATCTGTGATAACAAATCATCTAGTTTTTCTAATTCTATTTTCTTCTGGTCAGACAACTGTTCTTCCGTCAGATAACAAAAGTCACATCTGAAGTTACAGAAGTAACTGGGATTAATAGAAACATTCATGGGTATTCTCTAACATACGGTGTAGGCTCCAGAATACCTGTCATTCCATTTGACTCGATAATATCTGGTGCCAACAGTTTCATTTTAGAACAGTGTTCTTCCACCAAGTCATGGTCTTTTAAATCTTTGATTGTTTTCTTGCAACCATTACAAATTTGAAACATTGGGCAAGTGAAACAAGAACTTTTAAGGCTCTGTATTTCTGGTTGAAATCTCAAAGGAAATATTTTTTCACCTGACATTTCTTTTTCGAAATCTATTTGATAAAGTTTATCGTCACCAAATGCACCGCAACTATAATAGTCACCACTAGGTTGTAATGTTCGGATGTTTGCATCACAGTTTCTATTTTGTGGGCAAGTGGTTGCATGACCAACCAGTCTTTTTACCATCTGTTTTGTGTTATATTCCCACTTTGTCAAATCTTTTTTCCATATTTCAACATATATTTTATACATATATGCCAGTAAATATGGTTGCCCTTGTTGGCCCATGGTAATGTTTTTAAATTTTACCGGAGGTCCACTACTGAACGCATAGTTCAATTTACATTCCACATCCATTTCCTTGGCCAGTTCAACGTTCTTGATGGCTAGATGTTCATTCTCCTTAGTGATAACACTTATGAAGTCCGGGCGATAACCAACAACGTCCAGCATCATATCACTGACGTTCCAGAAGTCTTCTTCACTGAACTCTGTCAAGTCACCTTTGAGTCTACCACCACCATATTGGAAACTGGTTGTAATACCCATGCGAGGATGCGTAAACAGTTCGGTCCATTTTTTGGGATTCTTATAGAATGGCCATAGATTACTGGTAAATGATATGCGAGCATCACTACCAATTTCATTCAGATGTTCAATTATTTTCCAGTAATATTCTGGGCTCATCATTAGTGGATCGCCACCATTAACAATTATGGTATTTGTTTCTGGATATCTCTTTAAAAACTTAAAGATATATTCG